ATGCCCAAGCGACTCGGCCGGCACCCTGAAAAGGCACTGACCGCCGTCACGGTGAAGACTCGGAAGCCCGGCCGGCATGCGGACGGGAATGGCCTGTATCTGGACGTGGACGAGTCGGGCGCCCGGCGCTGGCTGCTGCGCATTACCATCCACGGAAGGCGACGGGACATCGGCCTGGGTTCCGCCTCGCTGGTGACGCTGGCAGAGGCCCGCGACGCGGCGCTGGAGATGCGGCGGGTTGCCCGCGCCGGCGGAGACCCGCTTGCCGAACGCAAGGCCGCCCGCCGGGTGGTGCCCAGCTTCGCCGAGGCCGCCCGCACCTGCCACGAGGAACGGAAGGACGGCTGGAAGAACGGCAAGCACGCGGACCAGTGGCTCAACACCCTGGAGACCTACGCCTTCCCCCAGCTCGGCACGTTGACCGTCGACCGGATCGGAACGCCCGAGGTGCGCGACGTGCTGTTGCCCATCTGGCTGGAGAAGCCGGAGACCGCCCGCCGGCTCCGTCAGCGGATCGGGATCGTGCTGGATTGGGCAGCCGCCAAGGGCTTCCGGGAAGGAGAGAACCCGGTGCGCGGCGTCACCAAGGGGCTGCCCAAACAGAAGGAGTCCGGCGGGCATTTCGCCGCCCTGCCCTATGATGACGTGCCCAGCTTCCTGACCAAGCTGCGCAGCTCGGACAAGGCCGGCCCGGTGGTCGCGCTGGCGATGGAGTTCCTGATCCTGACCGCGGTTCGGTCGGGGGAGATGCGCGGCGCCGTGTGGCGGGAGTTCGACCTGGCAGCCGGTCTATGGACGATCCCGGCGGAGCGGATGAAGGCCGGCAAGCCGCATGTGGTGCCACTGGCCCCGCGCGCCTTGCAGATCCTGCAGGAAGCCCGCGCGCTGGCCCGCAAGCCCGATGATCCCGAGGCCCTGGTGTTCGAGGGCGCCAAGCCGGGCAAGCCCATGTCGGACATGACGCTGACGATGCTGCTGCGCCGGATGGAGGTGGAGGCCACCGCCCACGGCTTCCGCTCCGCCTTCCGCGACTGGACGGCCGAGACGACGAACACCCCCAGCGACGTGGCGGAGATGGCGCTGGCGCACACGATCAAGAACAAGGTCGAGGCCGCCTATCGCCGCGGCGACCTGTTGGAGAAGCGACGGGTTCTCATGAAGGCGTGGGCCGGCTTCTGCACGGGGGAGAAGGCCGGCACAGAGTTGGCGGAGGCCGTTGCGGAGTGATCTTCCCGCCGATTATCTGAACACAATTATCACCCCGCGAGACAAAAGGTCTTGCCTCGCGGGGTTCTTCAGATCAGGCCGCAATCTTGCGCGAAGCCTTGTATTGATCCGGATTGGAGCCATCAACTATCAGAGGATCCGTCCGAGCAACACTAACGCTAAGCTTCGAAATCTTTTCGACGCTTTCCTTCTGCTCAAGCTCAAGCTTCTCGACAGCCAACATGCGAATTATCGTCATCGCATTCTGGTCGATAGGGTTTTCACCTCGCTCCCAACGACTAATGGTAAGCGCTTCAACATGCAGAAGGCTTGCCATCTCTTGTTGCGTCATGCCCAACTCGGTACGGAGGAATCTATGTTCCTGCCCTGTCATGCCAGATGACTCGTACACGATCGAGCGGGCTATCTCACGGTGAAGTCCGGGCAGATTGGGAATGCGGTACACCGTTTTACCAGCCGCATCGCAGTGGAACTCTATGCCAGCGATCCAGACATCATCGAGTCCACATTCTGTGTAGTGATACATCTCGGTGTTCATAGCACCCCTCTTCATTTCTCCGGCAAGCGGCTCTTGGTTCTTCATTATATCCGCTTGGATTTAGTCGAGAACATCACACACCCTCAGCTCATCTGTGTTGCCAAGTATAACCACAATTCTTAGGCTCTTATTTATCCAGTTAGGCGTTCGCGTCTCCACTATGTATTTAAAAAACAGCACGGTAGTACAAGACCGACCTTGCTCATATACCTTTCCATGACGAAGTATGTAATGAAGGTCTCCAATTACGAGATTTTTATCTTTCAATTTCTGCTTAACTTCATCGTCCCAACAGAATGTATATCCTCTTCGAGCAATATCGTTAATGCGCGTTGTCGCTAGATCTGGCTCTAGTGGTCTAGGAACCACACTATCAATTGCTCCCATTTGCCGTCCTGCATACCTGCTACAATGACATACGGGTGGTGAAAAATCTGGATCACCCTTGGCAGAACTTATCACCGTGATAAGTCCAGGTCCACAGTTTGTGAGCACGGTCCTATGCATGCGTCCGAATGGCATAGGCCTATATGCGAGGCCCAAGGTTCAATATAAACACATGAAATATAAAGATTTTCAGCCGATGCGAGCCTTCGCGCCGGTTCGCAGTAGCGCCTTCGATTGTCCCTGAAGGTATCCATAATCGAGTCCAATTTCTTCACGATGTGCGGCGAGCAGCCTTCGATCTGTCACGTTGGTCGTGCGGAAGTAGAACTGTTGGTCGACTCGGGACATGTCAGGGCAGCCTGAATCAGCTCGCAAGTGCGGCGTAGGCTCGCGACCTACAGCTATCTCACAGGCTATTCAGATCAATGTTGGTGTAGTCCAGGCCCCTCTCCGGGGCTGAAAGGGCCTCAGCAGTATGGAGGCCCTTCAGGAGTGCTGACAGGTGGCATCCGCAGTATGGACACTACCGGGGCGCTGGCTACTCCCCATCATGGGGACTACCCACCGCATCGCGCCGCGGGCTGCAAGCTGGTGTCGGAAATACCGACATCGGCATTTCCGGTGCCCCGGCCGGCTCTACCTTGGGGCTGGTCAGAATTGACATGCCGAGTTTGGGAAGATCGTGGGAAAGGGCGTCGGTTGAAGCGACGCCCTTTGGATGACCACAGAACACACCTTATGCTATATATCACCATAGCAGGTTGAGCAGGCCTGTGTTTCTGGAGAGGGAAGATGCAAGTAGAGGTTTTTGCGATCAACCGAAAGGTTATTTGGTCGGGAACTATTATATCTAAAAATAAAGGCGAAGAAAAAGTCGTTATTCGCTCCGATGACAACGAAGAGGTGAGTTTCTACCTAAAATTTGCCGACGATGAAAAATCAAATGGTCAGCGCGTTGATTTCACCATAGCAGATGACCAAAGATCAGCAGTCATGATTTTCAATAATTTTAATAGCACTCTTGGATCTGTTGTTCACGATGCCAATGTGGCAGCGGTAGATGGTAAAGACATTTATTTTGATGTATCTATACAACTCCTCAACAAAGAGAATGACACTAGACTAATTCATTTAAGCGTTAGCAAGGAAATCTAAATGACCACAAAGATCACCCGGCCGACATCATCGAGCATTGAAGATCCAAATAATGAAAGAACGAAAATAATATTTGATTTTATTGGAAAAAATATTGCCCAGATATCTTCTGCTGTCATTTTGTTTGCTTTGATTGGCATATTTTGTGTTTTATTATATAATGATAAAGTCGAGCGTAACTGGCCTTTTATAGGTCCGCTGATATCTTTGTTTGCTGGGGTATTGGTAGGTAAAAAGGTTTGAAAGACGCTATCTGGCTAAGGAAATTACCTTCGAGCCCGCCCGGCTTGTCCGCGGCGGGCTTTATCATTCTCAGAGAGCCTCCTTGCGCAGCCGAACTCCGGCTCCGCCCCCGTTCTCGGGGATAAACTCGACGCCGGCCGCTTCAAGGGCTGCCTGGATCGCGGCAAGAGTACGCGCATAGGGCTTCCGCGCCTCGCGCTCAAAGTCAGCCAGCGTCTTTTCAGACACGGCCGATGCCTTTGCAACATCGCCCTGTGACAGACCGATAAGCGCGCGAGCGGCTCGGCACTGGCCCGGTGTGATTTCTGACATACTGTAACCTTACAGAAATTCTGTTGACATCGGATTTGCTGTAGGGTTACAGAATAACAGTAATCTTAACTCCGTTCAACGCCAGAGGCGCCCAATGCGAGCATTTCTCGCCACGCCCAAGTCTTGCCCGCCGCCGGCTCTGCTGGCGCGCTGGCTCCGTCCCATGATCGAAGCTGCCATAGACGCCCTGCTTGCCGAACTGGACGCCCGTGACGGTGATCCGGACCTTGAACCCGAAGAGGACCGGGGAGAGTTGGATCATCTGCCCGACGCCTCTCCCAACGCCATAGCCGCCTGACCACCTGCCGGTGTGCCACCACGTCACACCGTTCCCGATAGGAGCCTCCCACCATGACGACCGTCACCAACGCGCCCAAGGGCGCGAACGCCGCAGCTATGCCCATCGTCTGGGGCACCCGCCAGCTTCCCGGCCCCGGCGACGGGTCGGTTACCATCTCTACCGCACAGGTTGGCCCCTTTGCGCTGGAGGTTCACGACTCCCTCTCGCGAACCGGTCATCCTCGCATCATCCTGTGGACCGTCGAGAAGGACGGAAAGCGCCTGGGGGAGGGAGTGCTGGACAGCACCGATGGCGGCAAGGCCGCCGCCGAGTCGAAGGCCCGCCGGCTGCTGACCGACCCGCCGTCGGACCTGAACACCAACAGCGCTGGCAGCCGCGTCATTCCCGCATGCGTGAACGGCATGCCGAAGCGTGGGGTCCGGCCCGGCGCCCAGCCCGACATCGAGCTGCTGTTCGCCTGGGATGCCTTCCAGGCCGCCGCCACGGCCTACCAGTGCGCGCCCGATGGCGAGTCCGGCCGGTACTGCGAGATGGTGGACACCATTGGCGAGCGGATCGAGGCGTTCACCCCGAAGACGCTGGACGGGACCGCGATCCAGCTTCGCTATCTGCTGACCAAGTACATCGACGCGGATTGCGCTTGGAGCACGCTCGTGTTCGGCGACGATCCGGACAGGGACTTCCGCGACATCGTCGCCAACGATCCTCACGCCGGCATGCTCTGGCGCCTGATCCAGGCCATCGACAGCCCGGCGGAGCGCATTGCCCGGCGCGGCCGGGAGCAGCCGACCAAGGGGCCGGACCACTCTTCCGCCATACCGGCCTAATCGCCGCCACCCGTCGACTGTCCGCCAAGATCGGGCACCCCCCATATCCGCCACCGCGGCGGAAACCCACCGGAGCATTCCCCATGTCGATCCCCAGCAACGCGCCGGCCGGCGCGAACGCCCCCGCCTTGCCCATCGTCTGGCGCAAGCTGTCGGAGATGTGGAGCGCCACCAGTGCCCAGCGCGCCATTGTCGACGCCTACGAGCTGATCGCCTTCGACATCCCACCGGCCGGGCCGCATCCCCGTATCATTGCGTGGGAACTGCACACCGGCCCCCAGTTCATGACTGGGGTTGCCGGCGGGCCGGCGGACAGCTTCGAGGCTGCCAAGGCCGCCGCTGAAGCCGAAGTCCGCCACCGGCTGAACGTCGCGACCGACACGCCGGCTTCGCTGGCGCTGGCACCGTCGACCGTCATTCCCGCGCTGGGGCTGACCTTCATCCAGGCAGAGGATCGCATCACCGCTGGCCTGTTGGCATCGACCGACCATCTTACTGTGAAGGAGTCGGACGCCTTCACCGAGGAAATCGCCGACATCGCACAGGCGATCCATGAAACCGCCCCGGCGACGCTGGCAGACGCCATTGTGAAGATGCGCGTCGTAGCTGGCCCCGTGGGCTTTGAAGGTGGGGACGGCCCCTGCCTCTTTGAGTCCGTCCGTCAGGTGGCGGAGTTCCTGGCACGGTTCCACCGCGGAGCTGCCCCATGATCTTAAGGGGCGGACGTCCGCACTTTGGACGCCCTTCGCGCTGGCCCGTGCGCCGGACAACACCCCTCTCAACGTCGTTACCCCCTAAACGACGTTGAGGGGGCATCAATCATTCTTAGATGCATAGCCCGCCAAATGCGAAAAATCCATTTGCGGTCCGATAGCTTTGCCTCTAAAATCCGAAAGCGAAAATCGCCTTTGGAGTTTCTGTTATGAATTCAAAAGACTTGGAGCGCTTCCTGGTCACCCTGGGTCCTTGGGGTGCGACCGATGTTGACCAGAGGACGCGAAACCTGCGTGTTGCTCGCATGCTTCCGACGGGTGGTGGGCGAGGTCCCAATGCTCCGGAAATCACTGCTGAGAATGCCGCTACGGTTCTCATCAGCCTTGCGGTTTCCGACCGCGCGGTTGATGCGGTTCAGTCGGTTCTCACCTATGCCCCGTTGCAGCCTGCAACCGGTATGAAGATCGACGGCTACGCCGCCGATGGTTTCGCCGGGCGTGAGACCTTTGCCGAAGCCTTGACCCTAATCCTGGAGGACTATGGGTACAAATATGGCATCGAAGAGGTGGTGGTCTGCCGGACTTGGCCCATGGCCCGCATTACCCGCAAGGCCCCGGACGGCGAGATACAGCATTTCAAGTATGGCTATGACGGCTGCATGGCCGCAAGTGAGGCCGGCTATCGTACGTCGACGGTTCGTGTGGAAACCCGCTTCAGTGGTGGGTTCCTGCATCAGCTTGCCATCGACCTTCGCGGCAACCATCCGGTTGCCCCTGGCGAATGGGTTTCCGAAGTTGAGGGCCGCTCCCGCAAGGGCGCTACCCGCAGTGAAGTGCCCGAGGAAAACCCGCCGGTCTGGCGTGAATACGTGGGTGATGACGCCTCCGAAGCCTGATGGCTTCCCTCTCAGAACGGAGGGAGCCTCCCTCCGTTTCTTTCAACTCTAGAGGCTGAACATGACCGCACTGAATGAGCGGCCGGGGCGCACCCCCCGGCTGCAAACGCCCCCGGTTTGCCTGGATCAAGCCGAGCCGCTTGTCTCCAACCCCAGCGCTCCCCAGCGCGTCCACAAGGTGGGCTACACCGTCAACGAATGGTGCCATGCCGCCGGCCTGGGGCGTTCCAAGCTCTACGAGATGATCGCCGATGGCACGATCCAGTCCGTCACCGTCGGTCGCCGCCGGATCATCACCACCACGCCGGCCGATTTCCTGGCCGCGCTGGCCGGCGGCGCCGGGGCGTAACGACGCCCCACCCACCCGGCAGTCATCCGCCATTTATGGCGGGTACAGGTCAAGCGGCGTACCGGCCCAATCCGATACTTCGCTTATGCCCCATCCGCGAAGGTTCGGTATGAAGTGGCTCCGCCTCTACAACGAAACCGTCAATGATCCGAAGTGGCGCATGATCGCCATCGAGACGGAGCAGCCGGTGCATGCCGTGTTGGCCGTGTGGATGGCAATGCTGTGTCATGCGTCGGGCGCTGAACCCCGCGGAACCCTGACCGGCTGGAACGACCGCTTGGCCGGGGCCGCCCTGGATCTGAAGGGCGCCACTGTGGAAGCCATCCGCACGCAGATGCAGGGGGTTGTTCTCGACGGCGACCGGTTGGCAGCCTGGGACAAGCGCCAGTTCAAGACCGACGATGCGAATGAGCGGTCGAAGCGCCATCGCGCCAAGAAACCCGCTCATGAGGGTGATGGAAACGTTGCAGAAACGGACGGAGACCCTACTTGCGACGGTCATGCAACGTTGCATGATCCGGATGCAACGTTGCAAACGCCGGACGCAACGTTGCCGCCTCTGCGCGCGACAGATTCCAGATCTCAGACTCTTGCTGCTGATGACACGCGCGACCGGACGTCGACTGTTGGCCGGGAGGTTCTTCGCCTGATCGGCGTCGCCGATGATCCCCGATGGCTTGGCGACTGGGGGCGCGTTGCGCAGTGGCTGGCGGACGGAGCCGATCCGGACCTGGACATCTACCCGACCGTCCGGCGCGTGATTGAGCGGCGCAAGAGCCAAGGGCCGCCGAGCAGCTTGTCCTATTTCGACAAGCCCATTGCCGACGCCGTCGCCACCCGTAATCGCCCGATGCCCGAAGGAACACCGCATGACCAACGTCGTGGAGTTCAATCCGTACGCCCACAGGCCCCCGCAAGCTACTTCCGACAGCTACTTGACCGCGACCTTGCAGGCTGCGCTGAAGACGCCTGAAACCGTCGTATTCACCGAGCATGGGACCGAGAACCGCCCGCTTCCCTGGCAGCCGCCGGCCGTCATCACCGATGCGATGAAGCGCGAGGCGGTGCATGCGCTGGGCGTGCTAAAGGTCCGGTCCAGGCCGGCCACACAGGCCGAGGCCGAAAGGTTCATCGGTAATCTGGCGGACAAGTGCGCTGGTGGTGGTGGAAAAAGGGATCTGCCGCCCGACAGCAAGCTCATGGGCGCGGCTTCCTCAATCCTGCGAGCCGAATACCCCGCGGCGATCATCAACGACCCGTACGCGCTGGATCGTGTCTTGAAGCGCCTCAAGGCCAAGGCGCCCGACCGGCCGCTATGGTGGCCGGACTGGCCCGAACTGGACATGGCGCTTGAAGCTGAACGTTCAGCCTTGCGGGAGCAATGGCGCCGACTGGACGTGCTCGCCAAGGGCAACAGCGGCACCCGCGCCATGCTGGCCCGCCAGCGTCAAGACGACGCCCCTCCCCCAGCGACCGACGCACAGAAGGCCGCCGTGCGCGAGCTTCTAGCCGCCGCTGGGTTCGCCCTGAAGAACGACCCGCACCCTCTCCGCCGATAGGTCCACCGTGGAAGCCGTTGACCGCATCCGCCGCGTTGCCGCCGGCAAGGACACCCCCGATGATCGGGCGTGGCTGTCCGCTCGCCTGGGAGCCTACCTGTCCGACCCGGAACAGGGCATGGAGCGGGCGCTTCGCCTGGATCGCTCCCCCGGTGAACCGCCATGGTGGCGGGTGGAGCGGCGCCAGCGGCGCGACGCGATGATCCTTCGGCTGTGGCGTGAGCGCTGGCCCGAGCTGTCCGCCTGGGATGCGGCCGAACGGATCCTGATCGTTCAGCAGCGCTACGCCGCCGCAGCATGGCGCCAGCACCGGGACCAGGACACGCCGCCGGCCGATCCCACCGCCGCCCTGTTGTGGGAAATCCTGAAGACGGATCTCCGGTTCCCCACCAGCCGGCGCCGCATCTTCGAGATCCTCAATACCGCCGAACGGGATGCGCTCTACTGAAATTGAATGCCCCTTTTCATTTCAGTAACCGACCAAGAATGTGGAGGAAACGCCCCTCCATTGACTTGGGCACACCATGCGCCAGTTCATCGCTTCCCTGTTCGGCAACTCCACCCCTGCCCCCGAAACCCGTGGGGAAGCCTTCTCGCTCGACAACCCGTTCGTCGCGGAAGTGCTGGGAGGCGCTGGCCCGACCGTCGCGGGGGTGAATGTCGGGCTGGAAACGGCGCTGAAGTGCTCTGCCTCGCACGCCTGCATTCGGATCATCGGGGAGACGCTGGCGCAACTGCCGGTCCACCTGTACCGGAAGACGGGCACGGATGACCGGGAGCGGGCGACCGACCATCCCGCCTATCGGATCGTCGCGAAGATGGCGAACCCATGGACACCGGCCGCTGAGTTCCGGTTGATCGTCGCAACCCACTTCGCCGCCGCCGGCAACGGGTACGGGTTCATCGTCCGGGACAATGAGGGCCGGCCGGCGGAGATGATCCCGCTGGACTCCCGGCGGGTCGCGGTGAAACAGAACCCGCTGACCCTGGAACCGATCTACACCGTCAGCACCGAGGACGGGCAAACCCGCGACTATGGCCGCCGGGACATCTTCCACGTCCGCGGCGTCGGGCTGGACACCTACAAGGGCGCCTCCCCGGTCAATCTGGCGCGGGAGGCTATCGGCCTTGCCATGACGCTGGAGACCCACTGCGCTGGCCTGTTCGGTCGGGGCGCCAAGCCGTCGGGGATCCTGAAGCACCCCAAGAGCTTGAGCGATACCGTCCTTGGGCGGCTGAAGGCCGGTTTTTCCAACTGGTACACCGGCAACGCCAATACCGGCCGGACGATGATCCTGGAAGAAGGCATGACCTTCGAGCCGCTTCAGCTTTCCAGCGTCGACGCGCAGACGCTGGAAATGCGGCGCCACCAGATTGCGGAAGTGTCCCGCTTCTGGCGCATCCCGCTCCACATGCTGAACGAACTGGACCGCGCGACCCACAACAACGCCGAAGCAATGGGGCAGCAGTTCTTAACGTTCTGCCTGCTACCGATTTTGAAGATCTGGTGTGATGCGCTGGCGGTTTCCCTTCTGACCGAAGATGAACGGGAAACCCTCTACTTTGAGTTCATGCTTGACGACCTCGCACGCGCCGATCTTGCGGCACGGATGACGGCATACGCCACGGCCATTTCGCACGGCGTCCTGTGCCCCGACGAGGCACGGGCGAAAGAGAACATGCCGCCGGCCCCGGATGGCTCGGGAAAGGTCTTCACCCGGCCCGTCAACGCCGCTCCGGTCAACCCGCCCGATCCGGCCGCTACCGATGGGAACGCCCCATGACGATCCTGCACCATGACATCGAGATCCGGTTCGCGGCAGACGACGCCGGCACCTTCAGCGGCGCCGCGAACGTCTATGGCACGGTGGACAGCTACAACACCGTGTTCATGCCGCGCGCCTTCGCTGCGTCCCTGACCGAGCATCGCGCCGCCGGCACCATGCCCATGATGCTGTTGCAGCATTCCCCGTCCGTCATCATCGGCGCGTGGCTGGAGATACGCGAGGCGCCGTCCGGGCTGTTCGTCCGGGGCCGGCTGGATCTGACCAGCCCAGGCGGGCGCAAGGCTCACGCGATGATGAAGGCGGGGGTGTTGGGCGGGCTGTCGGTCGGGTTCCGCCGCCGGCTGACCGACACCCTTGCGGATGGGACCGTCGCCATCCGCCAAGCCGACCTGATCGAAATCTCTCCCGTCCGCCGGCCGTCCAATCCGGGCGCACGGGTGACGGACGTTCGTTCCGCGACCGCCGGCACGGCCGAGCTGGTCAACCACATCCGCCGCGCCGCGGCGATCATCGGAGGCAAGCATGTGTAACGGTTTCCACCCCCAGCCCCGCACCTGGGAAATTCGCGAAGAACAGCAGCAGCAACAGGACAACCCCGCGGACATCCGCGCCGCCCTGGACGAGTTCACCGGCGCCGCGACCCAGCGCCTCGACGGCACCGAGGCCAGCGTGACGGAGATGCGCACTCGCCTGGAAGCGGTGGAGCGCGCGCTTCGCCGTCCCGGTTCGCAGCAGGAACAGCGTCAGCAGCAGGGGCCGGCCCCGGAAACCCGCGCCTTCCTGTCCTTTATCCGCAACGGCCGGGAAGGCATGACGGCGGACGAGGTGCGGTCCCTGGCAACGTCTGACGACACCACGGGCGGCGTTCTGGCACCGGGCGAGTTCATTCCCGAGCTTCAGCGCAACGTCGTCCTGTTCTCCCCCGTCCGCGCCGTCGCCAACGTCCGCAACGTCGGCACCGGTTCCGCCACCATGCCCAAGCGCCGCGGCGGCATGACGGCGCGGTGGACCGGCGACACCGAAGAGCGGCAGGAAACGACCGTCACCTTCGGCGCCGCGACCTACGAGGTTGCCGAGCTGACCGCCTATGTCGACGTGCCCAACAGCCTGTTGGAGGACTCCGCCTTCGACATCGGCGCGCTTCTGGCCTTCGAGTTCGGTGAAGAGTTCGGATCGAAGGAGGGAGCCGCCTTCGTGGCGGGCAACGGCGTCAAGAAGCCGACGGGCTTCATGAACGATACCGGGGTGGGCTTCACCAAGAGCGGCCATGCCTCCCAGATCACCGCGGATGGGCTGATCGACCTCTACTATGCCCTGCCCACCCCCTACCGGGCCGGCGCCGTCTGGATGATGAACAGCGCGACCACGGCGGCTATCCGGAAGCTGAAGGACGGACAGGGCAACTACCTGTGGTCCGACGGGCTGAAGGCGGACACCCCGCCCACGATCCTGGGGCGGCCGGTGGTGGAGGCGCCCGACATGCCCGCCGTCGCGGCAGGCGACTTCCCGGTGGTGTTCGGCGACTTCAGCGCCGGCTACCGCATCTTCGACCGCGTGCCCCTCGCCATCATTCGCGACCCGTTCACCATCGCCGTTAACGGCATGACCCGTTTCCACGGCCGGCGCCGCGTTGCCGGCGGGGTGGGCAAGGCGGAAGCACTCCGCAAGCTGAAGATCGCGGCGTAAGGAGACCCCGACCATGCGCGACCTGTTCAACCACGTCCACCCGCTCCCGGCCATCGCATGCACCCGCGTAGCCGACAACACGCCCGCGGTGGGGGCGATCATCGACACGATGGGGTTCGCGTCGCTGACCTTCGTCATCCTGGCCGGCACCCTGGCCGATGCCGACGCGACCTTCGCCGTGCTGGTGGAGGACGGCGACGCCCCGGACCTGTCCGACGCCGCCGCGGTGCCCGACACCCAGCTTCTCGGCACCGAGGCCCTGGCCGGCTTCACCGCGGCCGATGACGGCAAGACGCGGAAGGTGGGCTATGCCGGGTTCAAGCGGTATGTCCGCCTGACCGTCACCCCGGCCGGCAACGCCGCCGCCGCGGACATCGGCGCCGTCGCCGTGCTGGGGCACCCCCACAGCATGCCGACCGCCAATCCGCCGGCCTGATCGAGGGGCGCCCGATGCTGACCATCATCACCCCCGCCGTCACCCGCGCCCTTACCACGGTGGACGCGACCAAGGCCGAGATGTGCGAGACCAGCGCGGACGATGATGGTTGGTTCGCTTTGTCGATCGACAGGGCAACCGCCGCCATCGAGCATTGGTGCCGCCGCTCCTTCGCGGCTGAGACGGTGCGGGAGTCGGTTTGGCTGACCAGCCCGGCGGAGTCGGTCAGCCTGTCCCGCTGGCCTGTGCTGTCGGTGGCGTCGATCATCGAGGGCGGGGCGCAGTTGCCGCCGGATGCCTTCGAGGTGGACGGCGCCGCCGGCTTGGCCTACCGGCTGACCGACCCGGACGCCCGCCGCTTGTGGCGGGCCGGGCGGATCGTCGCGACCTACACCGCCGGCTATGTGCTGCCCGGCGATCCAGGCCGCACCCTGCCCGAGGACCTGGAGCGCGCGGCGATCATGCTGGTGCGGAACTGGTGGAACGAGCGGGACCGCGACCCGCTGGTGAAGGCCGAACAAACCGAGGGCGTGGGGCGCACCGAATATTGGGTTGGCGCTCCCGCCGGGGGCGCCACCCTCCCGCCCGAGGTGGAGGGGCTGTTGCAGCCCTACCGTCAGATCCCGATGGGAGGGTGACGCCATGCCCAGCGCCCCGCCCAAGCACTGCCACCAGCCCGGACACCCGTCCTACACGGGCCGGCGCTGCCCCCTGTGCGCCAAGGATTACGACGCCCGCCGGGGAACCGCCCGGCAACGCGGCTACACCAAGGCGTGGGAGAAGGCGGCCAAGGCGTTCCTGGGGCGCCCGCAGAACCGCCTGTGCGCCTGTGGCGCCCCAGCTACCAGGGTGGACCATCGGACGCCCCACAAGGGAGACCAGCGCCTGTTCTGGGACCGCTCCAACTGGCAACCCATGTGCGAGCGTTGCCACAACGCCAAGAGCATGGGGCCGGATCGGGGCGCTTGGCGGCCGGGTTCGGGCGGCACGCCTGCCCTCGCACCTGGGGGGATAGGGGGTTCGGAATTTCCGTCCGAGGGGGCCGGGACCGGTGGGGGGTCTTGCGCGCACTCTCCGGGAAAATGGGATTTTCTCTTATGAAGGGCCGGAAGTCCGCCCCGGTGGAGTCCGAGCGGCCGGCGAAGCGGTGTCCGCCGCCCCCGTCCTGGCTCCCCCAGCACGCGAAAAAGGAATGGAAGCGCGCGGCGAAGGAACTGCACGGCCGGAAGCTTCTGGCTGACGATGTCCTTGCAACGCTTGAGAGTTATTGCATCGCCATGGGGCAGGTTCGCGAGTGCGAGGAACTCATGGCGGCGGAAGGCCGCATCATCAAGACCGAGAACGGCCCGAAACCACACCCCGCCTTCAGGATGCAACAGGCCGCCATGCGCGAGGGCCGTTTGCACGCTGCCGAGCTGGGCTTGACGCCCCATCGGCGGGGTGTGAAGGGGGGTGAAAGCGAGGATGATAACGGCGGTTGGGACTCCGACCTTCTGTCCTGATCCGGCGCTCTACCCGGACCCATCCGGCCGGGCGGATAGGGTGTGCCGGTTCGTCCGCATGCTGCGCCTATGGGAGGGCAAGCACGCCGGGAGCCGGTTCGTGCTGAACCCGTTCCAAGAGGCGATCATCCGGCGGATCTATGGCCCCAGCACCCGCGACGGCCGGCGGCTGGTGCGTCTGGCCTGCATCTGGATCCCGCGCGGCAACGCCAAGACAACGCTCGCTTCCGCGCTGGCGCTGGCGCACTTCATGGGGCCGGAAGCCGAGGCCGGTGGACAGGTGATCCAGGCCGCCGCTGACCGGGAGAACGCGGGCATCGCCTTCAAACACTCGATGGAGATGGTCAAACAGGATCGCATCCTGTTGCAGCGCGTGGCCCCAGTGGAGTCGCGCAAGCTGCTGAACCACAGGCGGACGCGAGGCCAACTGAAGGCGATTTCGTCCGAGTCCTACAGCAAGCACGGCATGAACGCCTCCTTCTTCCTGGCGGACGAAATCCATGCTTGGCCCGTGGCCGAAGGTCGCAAGCTGTTCAACGTCGTGCGCGACTCCATGGTCAAGCGGGACGAACCGCTGACCGTCGTCATCTCGACGGCCGGCGAAGGACAGGGCGGCTTAGCCTATGAGTATTGGAGCTACAGCCTCGCTGTTGCTCGGGGGGAGGTGGAAGACCCGACCTTCGCGCCAATCATCTTCGCTGCCGATCCCGAGGCCGATTGGCAGGATGAGCGGGAATGGCACGCGGCGAACCCGGCGCTGACCGCCGGCTTCCTGTCGATGGACGAGCTGCGCATCAAGGCCCGGCGGATCGAGCATTTCCCGGCTGACCTTGCCGACTTCAAGCGCTTCCACCTGAACATCTGGCAGGACGGCGCCGCGAACCCGTGGGTGGACCTGACGCTCTACGACCGAGCCGAACCGATGACGCCGCCGTCCGACCTGGAAGGCCGGGCGTGCTGGGTTGGCGTCGACCTGTCGAGTGTGGAGGATCTGACCGCCGTGGTCGCGGTGTTCCCGGATGGGAGCGATGACAACCGCACCTATGACGTCGTGCCCATGTTCTTCCTGCCGGCGGCGACGCTGGCGCAGAAGGCGGAGAAGGACCGGGCCGATTACGTGCGCTGGGAGCGCGACGGGCTGCTGACCGTGACGGAGGGGAACCGCGTCGACCACGCCGCGGTGATCGCCCATGTGGTGGCGCTGGCGAAGCGGTACGACCTTCAGGAAGTCGCCATCGACCGATGGAACAGCACCGCCGTCACCGCGGCGCTGCAACGGGAGCGGTTGGAGGTTGCCGAGTTCGGGCAGGGTTTCGCCAGCATGGCCGCCCCGGTGAAAGAGCTGAAGCGCGCCATCCTGGGCGGACAGTTCCGGCACGGCGGGAACCCGATCCTGCGCATGTGCTTCGCCAACATCCGGGCCGTGCGGGACGACGCGGAGAACGAGAAGTTCAGCAAGGATCGCAGCACCGGCCGGATCGACGGCGCCGTGGGCGCGGCCATGGCCGTGGGGCGCATCCTTGCCGGCGAAACCGGCCCCAGCGTCTATGAAGGCGACAGCCGGCGGGAGGGGGTCTTGTACGTCTGA